TGAATATTTATATAAGTTAAAATCATATATTTTATCATATTCTCTTGTAATAAAAACACTCCCAGATTTGATTTTTAATAAACAGCGTGTAACAACCATTTTCTCAAAACTCCATGATAATTATGGAGTTGCAAAAATTTTGAGGAAAAATTGGGATTCTTTCAAGAATCCGGTTGCTTTATGCTTGGATCATAGTAAATTTGATGGTCATTATTCTGATAAGTTATTGATGCTAGAACATAAATTTTGGAAAAGATTGTTCAACAACGCCCGAGAACTCGATCAATTGTTGAAAATGCAAATTAAAACAACTGGTAGAACTCAGAATGGCTTAAAATATAAATGTATAGGTAAAAGATGTTCAGGAGAATACACAACGTCTGATGGAAATGGTCTAATGAATTACGCCATGTTAAGTGTTTTTATGAAAGAACATGGTGTTAATGATTATAAAATTACTGTGAATGGAGATGATTCTGTTGTCTTTCTAGAGATGAGAGATCTCAGTAAAGTCGCAGACAAATTAAACTTCTTTAGTAATTTTAATATGGAAACAGAAATAGACGTAATTGCATATCAATTTTCTGAAATAAATTTTTGTCAAGCAAAGCCTGTTCGAGTCGAAAAAGACGGAGAACTGTGCTATTTCATGGCAAAAGATTATTTAAGAACAATGTCGAAAATGATGGTTTGTGAAAACAAATATAGTACAGCGATAGATAGATATGCCATAGCCAATGGACTTTGTGAATTAGCCATAAACTCAGGTTTACCCATACTTCAGGAATTTTCATTATTATTGATTAGAGCCGGGGGATATGCAAAACCAATAGCAGGAATAGATAGAATGCCAGCAGCTCTTAGTGGAAATCCAATACAATTCAAAAATGTGTTGGATGTCACTAGGGAAGACTACTGTATTGCTTATAATATAAGACCCGAAAATCAAATGGCTCTAGAAATGTCAATAGCTGGCAATATAATGAAAAATCCTAATTTTCATAAAACATTGAACAACCTTATAACCAAATATAAAAATTTTCACAAGATTTCTAAAACCCAAATTTAACCTTTATCCCTATATATATAAATTAATACAAACATGCCTAGTCAAAAGAAGAGAAATACAAAACAACAACAACAAAAACAAACCAATGGTATGAGTGCTTCAATAAAAACGATCTCAGCACCAGCCAGTAGAAGTAACGTTGTAACTAAAATGAGCCCGAGAATGACAACAACTAAGAATGGAAATGTAATTGTTAGAAATACGGAAATAGCTATTAATACGATAGCTGTTGCCGCTGCCGGAGCTTTTACATCTAATGGTTTTAGTTTAATGCCTATATCTTTAGCCTGGTTAAATAATGTAGCTATAAATTTCGCAAAATACACCTGGAGAAAAGCTAGATTCATATATGTTCCCTATTGTTCAACAACAACAGCAGGTAGAATAGCTATGGGTCTGGTATATGACACTGCTGATTCGTCATCAACTACTGTCGCAGAAGTCATGGCTCTAAATAAAGGTGTAATATCACCAGTTTGGGGTAATAATGCTGGAAACAGCACGATAACAATTGATGTAGATGTTAACAATCTACCACTTAAGAAATATCAATTTATCACTTCAGCTGGTTACTCTGCATTAACTAGTGCTACTGATAGAAACATGTACAACCCTTGCTTACTACAAATAGGTACTGATAATGGTGTCGCAGGAAATGTTGGATCTATATTATTAGAATATGAAATCGAACTTATGGAACCAATGGTTGCTGCGAGACAAGCATAATTTGTATCTATCATTTGTTGTAGCTGTTATTTAACTTAAAATTTTGTAAATATATTATTATTATATATAAATCCATGGTAAATTGGCAAGAAGGAAAACTTGTAAAGCACTCGAAGTGTACCCAAGAGGTAAACCATAAATAATCCAACCTAACCTAACCTAACCCAAACCTTGAAAGTCACTAGAACACAATGTAAACCATAAATAATCCAACCTAACCTAACCTAACCCAAACC